ACACGCCACAGGGGAAGGAATACCGCCCTCTCTCGTTCAAGGAAGGAAAGTGGGCCTGGGGATACCCCTCAGAACCGCGCCCCCTCTACGGCCTGGAGCGCCTGGCAGACGTGAACAAGTCCCTGGTTCTGGTGGTGGAGGGAGAGAAGGCCGCAGACGCCGCTGCCCGCATGTTCCCAACCCTGGCGGTGGTCACATCCCCCGCGGGCGCGAAGGCCGCCAAGAAGGCCGACTGGACGCCACTGCAGCATCACAACGTGACGATCTGGCCAGACCACGATGGGCCCGGGCTGGAATTCGCCGGTGAAGTTCATGCCCTGCTGAAGGAGCTGGGAGTCACAGCCCGCGTGGTGGACGTGCCTTCGACCTGGCCCAACAAATGGGATCTGGCTGATCCTCCACCTTTCGGCGTGGGCCCAGCGGACTTGGTAGACATGATCGATCAAGCGCAGCCCTGGAACGGCCAGGATGACGCGCCCCCTCAGTTCATCGAGGTCTTCACCTGGACCGACTTCAAAGGGAAGCCTGTCCCGCCCCCGGAATACGACTGGGAGCCCTATTTCCCGAAGGTGCCCTTCGGCCTCCTGGCCTCCCACCCTGGCCACGGGAAGTCGATCCTGTCTCTCCAGGTGGCAGTGGCCAAGGCTGTGGGCCTTCCCCTCTTCGGGCACCCGACCGGGCAAGCAGGCGGGGTGGGAGTGCTGGCCCTGGAGGATGACAAGAACGTCGTCCATCGGCGCCTGCAGGCCATCGTAACCAGCTACGGCGATGCCTGGTCCCCTGCGCACGAGCGCCGCCTTGAGGCCAACTTCCGGCTCATGGTCAGGGCCCGGCGTCCGATTGAGGACCTCGCCACGGGGACCAAGAACCTCCACTTGGCCGGGTTGGCCCACGATTTGGGTCAGGTCATGAAGACCACGCAGGACGCGCCGGCGCTGCTCTTCCTGGACACCCTCAATGCGGTGAACGAGGGGGACGAGAATTCGGCGGCCGAGGCGCGCCCGCTGATCGACACGCTTTACGGGCTCCACGATGCCCTGGGCTGCTCGCCGTGGGCCCTGCACCATCTCCGGAAGGCCGGCGTAGGCCGGCAGGCCCCCCAGCTGATGGATCGCATGGATCCAGAACTCCCTCGCGGCACCGGAGCTTTCGTAGGGTCATCCCGGGCCACGGTCCAGTTCGGCTGGATCCTCCCGGCCGAGGCTGGGAAGGCGAACCTCGACCCGACCAACAGCCACCGACGCTACGCGATCCTGGGCCTCACCAAGGTCAACGATGGCCCCCTGAGCCCCTGGCTGCTGCTCGAACACTCCGAGAATGCCGGCCTCTGGGTTCCCACCCCGCACGGGGACCAGGCCCTGGCCGCCCTCCGAGGGGGGAAGGCGGTGGAGGAGCTGACGAAGGCTGAGGAACTCCTGGTGGACATCCATGCCGGACTGGACCGGCCTGCGCTGGCGGCGAAGCATTACCCGGGCGACCCGAAGGCGGGGGAGAAGCTGAAGGGCGCAATTCAAGACCTGCGAAGGCGCCGCAACTGGATCCAGAAGGGGGCCCTGGAACTCACGGTCCAGGGGTTCGACAAGGTTCGTGAATTGGGTAGGCAGGCACCAGATGACGCCTACCTGGAGGGCTCAGAAGATGAGCATTTATCGCATTCCGCGTAGGGTAGGCATGCCTACCTTCTCGCCTACAACGCCCGGACAAGGAGGGCAGGCCCACCCGCCCTCAGGGGTGGGCTGCCCGTCCTCGGTGGCCAGGGTAGGCAGGCAGTATTCACCTTTAGGTGCCTACCCTACTTGCCTACCCTGGCTGCAAGGGCACAGAAGGGGACATCGGAACGGTCGTGGGCACCTCCCCCGTCACCCCCTGAAAAGGGGAGATTCAGGCCTCTTGCCTGACGGCCTTTCGCACGCTGTGCGAGGGGTGTTTGCCTGGAATCTCAAGGCTTTCGACTCCCCGGCCTGTGCCGTGAATGGCCGGACGGATCGCACGAGTGGACCCGGCGCTGGGATCCGCAATCCCTCATCTCAGGGTCGCCAATCACAGCCGAAATGCGGTGTCCTGGCAAGGCTGGTTGCCATCGGGAACATAGCGGGCACATCAGGTCATCCAAATTCCCCCTCCTGGCGGGGAGGCAAGCCATGAAGCGCCCCGCCCCCATCCACATCGGCTGGTCAGCCACCTCGGAGCAGATCCGAGTGATTCTCGAATTGTTCACGCCAGCCGAACGCGAGGCCCAGGCCCGCCGTGAGGCTGAGAAGGCCCAGCGCCTGGCCAAAGAAGCCACCAAGGGGCGCCCCCTCTTCGATGACATGGAGCCTGAATGAAGTCCCTTGAGCAGCAGCTGCAGGAGCACCAGGCCAGCCGCCCGGAGATGCCCCGCCCGTTCATCCCAAACAGCCCTGAGGCCATCGCATGGCACAAGGCCTTCGCCGTGTGGGCAGAGGTGAAACATCGACTTCAGTGCCGCCTGACGGCCCGGGAGGCCTACCGGGAGGTGAAGCTTTCCAGGCGAGACCTTCACGAAAGGCGGGGGCCGTGGGGAGGCGTGGCATGATCGTCCCGATCCTCGACACCTGCGGCTCAATTTCGAGCGATCCCCTTGAGGTCCACACCCGGCCGGCGCTGGACCGGATGAGACGCGCTGAGCGTGCCTTGAGAGTTTGGCGATGGGAAGGGCTGAATCCACACGTTGTCTGGAACCCCCATGTCGAGATCGTCAGCGGCGCTGGCGAGACGCTAGCCCACCCCATCGGCTGCCTGCCTGAGCTGCTGTGGCTGATGCGCCGGGACAGTGATGACTGCTGGACCGTCCCGGGCCGTGAGGGGGCTATCTTCACGAGGGCATTCGGGACGGGTGGAGGTATCGCGTGAACAACTTGCCCCCTTGGCTCACCATCGCTGAGGCCGCGGCCCTGCTGCGCTACCACCCGGACTATTTCAGGCGCACGTTCTGCGATCCAGAACACCCCAAGGTGTCTCTCTATGTGAACGTCGGGCCGAAGGGGGGCCGAACCATCCTGGTCAACAGAGACTCGCTCCTGGACTGGATCAACGGGCAGGTCAGAACCCCTGTGTAACTTTTTTCAGTGATCCGCGGACATCGGCGAACACTGGCGAAGGTCCGCGCCTTCACACTCTGGCGGCTGTGACGCAGGGCCCTACGGTTGAAGGTGGAGGAAAAACTATGACCAGATTCAGCAAGGAAGACCGAAACAAATTGGCCGGCCTCCACAAGGCCCTCAAGGAGTGCTTGGCTGGGTTCGACGCTCTCGACTACAAGGATGTCGACGAAGGCGCTGACAAGGCGACAAAGAAGGCGAAGGCCTTTGGCTACGGCGAGGCTCCAGTCAAGAAGGCCGCCAGCACGGTCACCCCAACCCTCAACGAGACCCTCGCCAAGATCGGCACGGCCTCCACCCTCAAGAAAGTGAAGTGAACCATGACCACTCGCGTTCTTCCCGCGCCTCGCGGCGTCCCATCGGTAAACACCTTCGGCCGGATCTACACCGGGGTTCCCGGCACCACTCAAGACGTGCCTGATCAGGACGCCCAGATCCTCGGAGCAAATGGCTGGATCATCTTGGGCCTGGTGGGCACGACTTCACAGCGGCCCGTGAACATTCAGACCTGTCCGACCCAGCCCTTCCCGAGCCAGGAGTTCTTCGACACGACCCTTGGCGCCTGGATCATCTTCGACGGCCTCACCTGGCGCAACGTCACCACTGGAGCTGCGGTCTAGCCGCCTTTTGAAAGGATCACCATGATTCATGCCATACCTATGCCAGGCGCTTCCCGTTGCATTACGGTCGACGGGACGACCTACAACGCGAACCTTGTGAATCCGGGCTATACCCTCCAAATCAAGCCGGAACATGTCGACGCAGTCCGTGCGCAAGGGTGGAGTGTCACAGTCCCGGACCAGCCCATCACCTCTGCACCTAACCCGGCCCTGGCGCCGCGGAGCTACGTCCCCCTTCAGACTCCCCACCTGATGGCTCGCATGCTGCCCCCCGTCAGTCACGCGCAGCGCAAGATGACCGTCGAAGGTCGATCCTACGAGGTCCAGGAGGGGCAGAACTACCTGGACGTGCCGGTCGAGGATGCTCGGGTCCTGGCCTTCAATGGCTGGTTCGAGCTGGGGCCCGTGGGCCCCACGAGTGCCCGGCCTCAGAACCCACTGCGGGGCTTCATGTTCACGGACACGGCCGTCGGCCTGGTCCTGATCTTCGATGGCCAGGCCTGGCGGTGTTTCGTCACGGGCGAGGCTTACTGATGAAGAAGGTCGTGCCCCTGGAGACGCGCCCCGAGGTCGACTGGGGCGCAGTTGAGCGGCTCTACCGGGCCGGCCGGATGAGCGTCCGGACCATCGCGGCGAAGCATGGCACGAAGCCCTCCACCATCATTTCCAGAGCGAAGCGGGGCGGTTGGGTCCAGGGCGCACAGGCCACCAAGCGCCAGGTCGTGGCCGATGCTATGGCCGGCGTGGTGGCTGGGATGAAGCCCGAAGATGTGAAGCGCTCCCAGGAGAAGGCCATCGCGGAAGACCTGGAGGACATGGACACCGGCCTCCAGACCTACCGCACCGTCCTGAAGGCCATGCGGCATGCCGCGGACCAGCTCGGGGTGGAAGACCCGGATCCGAAGACGGCCGACATCATCGTGAAAACCGCGGACAAAGCGGTGGACGGCATCCGGAAGATCCGGGGCCTGGACGATCCCAAGAAACTCCTCAACCAGGAAGAACTGAATGCCATCCTCGCGGAACTCGAAGACCATCGCCGACCGGCTGGCCCGGCTGACGCCCATTCAACAGCAGCAGGTCGTTGAAGAGCTGAAGCGGGTCAAGAACGGATGGAAGCCCTTCCCGGGGCCCCAGACGGAGGCCTACCACAGCCCCGCGGACATCACGCTCTATGGGGGCGCCGCAGGCGGGGGCAAGACGGACCTGCTGCTGGGCACGGCCCGCTGGGAACACCAGCAGAGCATCATCTTCCGGCGCGTCTTCCCCAACCTCCGGGGCATCGAGGCCCGGGCCCGGGAGATGTATGCCCCGGAGGACGGCTACAACGAATCCCTCCACCGCTGGAAGTTCAGGGACGGCCGCCAGATCGAATTCGCCTCGCTCCAATACGAAAAAGACGTGTCGAACTATCAGGGGCAACCGCATGACCTGTATGGTTTTGACGAGATAACCGAATTCAGCGAGCTTCAATTCCGGTTCGTCATCGGCTGGAACCGTTCGGCCAAGAAGGGCCAGCGGTGCCGGGTGATCTGCACCGGCAATCCTCCTACTTCCCAGGACGGGCAGTGGGTCATCCAGTTCTGGGGCCCATGGCTGGATGAGAACCACCCGAACCCGGCCAAGCAGGGGGAGCTGCGTTGGTTCACCACCATCGACGGCCGGGACCAGGAGGTGCCCAACGGGGATCCGGTGGAGGTGAACGGGGAGATGGTGACCCCGCTCTCCCGGACCTTCATTCCGGCCCGCGTCCAGGACAACCCGGCCCTGCTGGGGACCAACTACCTGGCCACCTTGCAGGCCCTGCCCGAGCCGATGCGCTCAAAGTTCCTTTTCGGCGACTTCCTGGCCGGTGCTGAAGATCCTATCCAGCAGATCATCCCGACCGAATGGGTGAAGGCGGCGCAGGCGCGCTGGACCGCAGACGGGCATGCCGGCATCCCCATGACCGCGCTGGGGGTGGACGTGGCCCGGGGCGGCAAGGACAAGACCGTCATCACCCCCCGGCATGGCCACTGGTTCGGGTGGGCCTGGGCCTACCCCGGCAAGGCCACGCCGGACGGCCCCGCAGTCGCGGCGCTCGTCCTTGAACACGTCCAGCCCAGGGCCTCGGTCTACGTCGATGTGATCGGCGTCGGGGGCAGCGTCTACGACTTCCTGAAGGATCGAGATGCCTTCGACGTGGTGGCGGTCAACGGGGCCAGCAAGTCAGAGGCCCGGGACAAGTCCGGGATGCTGGGGTTCGTGAACCTCCGGGCTGAGAACTGGTGGAAGCTCCGGGAGGCCATGGACCCGTCCAGCGGCCAAGACCTGGCACTCCCGCCCGACCCGGAGCTTCGAGCGGACCTCTGTGCTCCGACCTGGAAGGTCACGGCGCGCGGGATCCAGGTGGAATCCAAGGAAGACATCATCGCCAGGATCGGCCGCAGCCCGGACAAGGGCGACAGCCTGGTCTATGCCCACTCCCAAGCCTGCATGCCGGGCATGGGCCTCTTCAACTTCATCGCGGAAGTCGCCCACCTCACCGCTTGACCCCACCCCTTCGCCGGTTGACCCGGCACCCCGGAGGCACCATGGCAGACCAACCCCTCATCCCAGGCGTCACCCTCACCCTCGGCGGCCGTGAATTCGTGGTCCCGCCACTGAGCATGAAGGCTCTCCGGGAACTGCATCCGCAGTGGCCCACCCTCCAGAGCATGGGCGACGTGCCCACCGGGCCCCAGATCGACGTGGTCCTTGGCGTCGTCCATTCGGCGCTGATCCGGAACTACCCCGACCTCACGCGAGACGAACTGGAGGAGCTGGTGGACCTCGGGAACCTGCCCAAGGCCCTCATGGCCGTCATGGGCGCCTCTCCAGAGGCGGGGAAGATTATGGAGACCCTCCATGGCTGATTCCAACGAAATCGTCGTCCAGTTCAAGGCGGTCGTCGCCGACTTCCTCGACAAGATGGGCGCGGCGCACAAGGGCACCCAGGCCGCCGCCCAGAAGATCAACGAGCACGTCGAGGGCATCGGCAAGGGCTTCGAGAAGCTGATGAGCACCCTGGGGGCCTTCACGGCCATCCTGGCGGGCGGGGCGATGTTCAAGGAGGCCATCTCGGAGACCATCGAGTGGACCGGGGAAGTGGTGAACCTCTCCAAGAAGGTGGGCATCACCACGGAGGCCGCCTCCGGCCTGAACCTCGCACTCCACCACATCGGCATGACCTCCGAGGAATACGGGGGCATGGTGAACAAGCTGACCCGCCAGATGCGCACCAATGGCGAGGCCTTCGAGGAGATGGGGATCCAGACCAGGGACTCCAGCGGGGAGTGGCGCAACTCCCAGAACGTGATGCTGGACGTGATCGAGAAGCTGAACGGCCTGAAGAAGGGCGCGGACCTGAACGTCGCGTCCCAGGCGCTCTTTGGCGGCAAGATCGGGGACATCAACAAGCTCCTGAAGGTGAACGCCGATCTCATCGAGGAGGAGACCCGGAAGGCCGAGAAGCTGAACCTCGTGGTGGGCCCGGACGGAGCGGCGCAGGCCCGGGAATACAAGGAAGCCATGAAGGACCTCAGCGCAGACATGCTGGGCCTCTCGGTTGGGGTGGGCAGTGCGCTAATCCCCACGCTGTCGAAGCTCGCTGAGAACCTGGCCACCGTGCTCATGCCTCTGGTGAAGGTGGTCGGGACCATCTTCGCCGCGCTGGGGGACGTCTTCGGGATCCTGGTGGATACCGTCATGGACCTCTGGGAGACCATCTCCAGCGCCATCAAGGAGGCCTTCGAACCCCTGTCCAACCTCTTCGGCGGGGACCTCTTCACTGGGGCCAACGTGCTGAAGGCTGTCCTGGGGGTCATCGAAACAATCATCATCGGCATCACCCTGGCGGTCAAAATGCTCGTGACCATTGCCGTGGCCGCTTTCCAGGACATGGCCACCGCAGCTACGGGGTTCGGGCGCGCGCTCAAGGCCGTCTTCACCGGGGACTTCCAGGGCGCCGTGGCAGCCGTGAAGGATGCGAACGAGAAGATCGAGGCCAACAACAAGAAGGCCATGGACAAGATCGTCGCGGATGCCACGGCAGCCAATCAGAAGATCCAGGCGGTCTGGGCCGAGAAGCCGGAAGCCAAGAAGAGCAAGGAACCCAGCGGGAACACTGTTGGGGGGAAGGACTTCAAGCCCCACAAGGAGGAGAAACCCGAATCCGTGATGCCGGCCTACGCCGAGGAGCTGGACGCGCTGAAGGACAAGATCCTCCAGGAGTCCGAGTTCATGGTGAGCATGAGCAAGCAGCAGGAGCTGGAATTCTGGCAGGGCAAGCTCGCCATCGCCGGGACCAGCGCCGAAGACCTGAAGAAGATCCACCACCAGGTGGTGGCGGCCGAGCAGGCGGTTCACACGGAGTTGATGGCCCAGCAGAAGAAGGACGCGGCCGAGGCCCGGGCCATGGATGCGGAGGACACCAATTTCCGGATCCAGTCCTCCAAGATCGACCTCCAGACGAAGAAGCAGCAGCTCGCCGAGCTGGCGGCCGCGGGGCAGATCAGCCGGGAGGAGGAACTTCGGCAGACCATCGAACTCCGGAAGGAGGAGGCGCGGCTGAACAAGGAGGCCCTCGCCGATGAGCTGAAGAACCCGGACCTCACCGACCTGGCCCGGAAGAAGATCAACGACAAGATCCTCCTTGAGGACAAGAAGCTGGCGGCTGACACCGCAGCCCTGAACCGACAGGTCACCGCCGAAGCCACCAAGCTCTGGACCAACCTGGGGAAGAGCATTCAGAGCAGCCTCGGGAACGCCCTCAGCGGCATCATCCTTCAGACCCAGAGCGTGGGGTCAGCCATCCGGAGCATGTTCAAGAGCGTGACCGACTCCCTGGTCAAGATGCTGGTGGAGATGGGCCTCGAGCAGGCGAAGCAGTTCCTGATGCGGAAGATGATGGGCAAGGAGGCGGCCGTGAGCGACATCACCGCGGGCGCCGGGGCCTACGCCGTGAACGCCATGAGCAGCGTGGCGGCCATTCCCCTCTACGGCTGGGCGATGGCGCCTGGCGTGGGCGCTGAGGCCTTCGGGACTGCCATGGGCTACCTGGGCAGCGTCTTCTCGGCGGCCAGTGGGTTCGACATCCCCGCCGGCCTGAACCCGATGACGCAGCTCCACTCCAGGGAGATGGTCCTCCCGGAAGAGCACGCTGACACCATCCGAAATCTCCGAAGAGGTGGTGGCGGGGACGTGAATGTCCACTTCCACGGCGTGGTGGATGCGAAGGGCTTCTTCGACAAGAATCAGGGGCACATCGTGCGCACGCTGAATGAAGCGGTTCGGAATAGGAGGGTCTGATGAGCGATGACTACAAACGAATGGACATGCCGAAGGATGAAGAGGGACAGATCGACTTCAATACCCTTGCGGCCGCCCTCATGGTTTCAGCGGTGACCCACACAGGACCGGCAAAGATCCTAGGCTACGAATCACGCCTGGAGGGGCCAGATCAGGATCTCCTGCTGGTGAAAATCGCCCCTGGCTTGATCACCTTCCCCAAGGAACACATGGGGAACCGATTCGCCGCTTCGCTCTTCATGGCCACCGAACGCCTTTCATCTGTTCGGTTGAAATCGGTCTCAATCGAAGACGAAGAGGAGTGACTCACTCCAGCCAGCCTTAGGAAAGCGGGCCCAGGCACCACTGGTTACGAGGCCACCAGTGGTGCCTTTTTGTGCGCACCATTCCAGCCATGGGCGCGGCCGTCGGCGTAGACTCAGGGCCATGGGCAAACGATCCGGAATTCCCGGCCTGTCCTTCTCTTGGAGACGGGCCCTTGGCGTCTCCCAGGCCCAGGCGCGCCTGTCGCGGAAGATCGGCATCCCCCTGTCTCGGAGTGGTCGCCAGCGGAAGGTCGGGCGGGGAATGGGCTGCGGCGTCCTGGTGGCCACCATCGGGGCGGGTGCGGCCCTGCTGAAGCTGCTGGTCTAGCTGATCCGGTGAATCGTCAGGGCCACCGCAGCCCGGACTGGGCCAGGAGGGCATGGAAGAGGCCCACCTTGAGGGGCATCCCGCTGTGAACGGGGACGGTCAGCAGCGCCATGACCCCGGGCTTCTTGTAGATGTGATGGCTGCCCTTGATCCGAGCCAGAATCCAGCCGTTGCGCTCGAGGAAGGCGCAGAATTCCTTGCCGGTCGGGGGCGTCACAGAGAGAGTTCGAAAGCCTGGACCAGACCGCCTTCATGGCGCGCCTGGATCTGTTCGAGCGCAAGGCCCTCAGCGGCCTCAATCCACCCGTGAACGGCTTCCACGATGTTCGCCTTCACCTGATCGAGCGTTTCACCCTCGGTCATGCAACCGGGCAGACCGGGAACCTCGGCCCAGAAACCGCCTTCCTCTGCCTGATGGATGATCGCCTTGATGGTCAAGAGGCACCCCTTTGGAGCACTGCTCCACCTGAAGTATCGGGTGAATGGGCTTGGGGATCAAATGGGCGCCCTGGGGGAGGGGGCCGGTCCCTTTGTTCCCTTTTTGTTCCCGACGTCCATTTTTCGGCCTCTGGAATCGACCGTAAGTGTTGAACACAAGTTGAGAGCAGAAAGCCCCAGGATTCAGCATCCACGGGGCTTTCCGGTCGTTGGTGGCTGGAGGCAGACTCGAACTGCCGACCTAGGGATTATGAGACCCTCGCTCTAACCACCTGAGCTACCCAGCCATGAAGGAGCAGTGTAGCGCGGGTGCGGGCTTGCGTCTACGCCAGATCGTCCA